TGCTATGCCCTTTTATGAGTCGGCTTGATATCGTTCCAAGTGTTCGCTGTACAGGTGTTTTTTGTGATCCACCATGCCTGTAATGGCGAATGATCGCATCAATGTCGAAGTCTAAATTCTTAATTTTTAATGGTCTTCTTCTTGGCATATTATACCCAACTTATTGCTGTCCTGTCTGTGTTTGTATCGTCGTCTGTAATTGTCCATGTTGCCATATCTGCGCTGTCTGCAAGGTTTCTCAAAGTTGCTACGCCTGTGGCATCGACTATTTTCAATTCATTATTAAAAAACTGATAAACTCTTTCAACAAGCGTTCCAAAATCAAGAGTCAAGGCGCTTGCCAGGTCCCAAACGTCTGTAGCTGCGATATCGTTTAGATTTGTTCCTGCTGTTAAAACTCTGGCCGCTGTTCCCCATGCTTTGTCCGCACCTGCCTGGGTGATGCCCACATCGTTTGTCACATCGGTTGTCGTGGCAACAGTCGTTACCCCTGCAATTGTATCACCCACAACCACATAATCCGCCGCCGCAAGTGTTCGGTCATCCCGTATCTTATTTAAGCTATCTTCGCCAGCATTATAGGTTGCCCCGCCGTTATCATCTGCAAGTTTAGCGATCGCCGCACCTATTGTCTGGGCGCCACCATCAAGTGCTGGAATAGTTCCGATTTTAGCAAGTTCAGTTGAGTTAGCGTCCATGTCTGTAGTGACAGCCGACGCACTAACAAGATCAGTATTGGTTGTAACAGTATCACACAATTGTATGTCTGTCTGTGTGAGGTCGTTGGCAGTGGTTTTATTCTCCACGTTTCCCCAATCAATCCCAGCTGCGCCTGTTGCTGTAACGTCTAATGTCCTGCCATCCGTTGTGGGCCTTAAAGTACAACCTACAGAAAATGCCCCTATCCATGCATTGATGGTTCCAGCGTCAACTGTCGTGCCCTCTATTCGAACTTGATAGCGTGATCCAGCGGCATAGAATCCAGCATCAGTATTATCAGATAAATCAATACTTGCAATATGGTTTCCGGTAATAGAATCAAAATCGATTGATATCGTAACACCTGAATCAGATGATCGTTGCGTTGTGCCACCGTCTTTATGGATCTCAATATCTCCGGCAACTAAATTTGTAATCGTAACCGAAGCCGTTGGATCATTCGAATCAAAAGTGTTAAATGGTATTTTAACAGTTTCTGTCGTGTCGTAATCTCCAAAAAATGAAACACTCATTTAAAATACCCCGTTTAATGGTCCTGAAAATGGTCCCGACAATACCGCTTGTGGCAATGGCCTTCCGCCTCCGCCCGCAACAGTGTATGTGGCTCTTAGCGACATATCTCTTGACGAGTTATTACTCAATGTAAACTGAGCTGGCAGACCACTGCCGTAAGCTTGTGACATATCTTTTTGTGTGTTAGATGCTCCATTATCATAAGAATATGGGACACCGCCGCTGGCGTGTAAACCTATCCAGTATGTTGCAGAAGACACCACGCTATACCCAACCTGTGCTGTCAGTTGTAACCAGTCGTTATCAACTTGAGTTGTATCACTTACCGAATAATCAACCAAATCGTCCGGGTTGGTTCCGTCGTCAGTGTACACAGCCAATGTCTTTGCATCTGAATCATTATACGGGCTATGATAATCGATACTCGTTATCGTACCATTGCTTGCTGGTTGATCTTCACCAGAGCAATAAAGGTAGTTTCCAGCAGTGGTTCTGTCTAAAGTGCCTATTTGATCCCAACCAAACGTATCATTTAGTATAGCTGGATAAGTAGCTGAGTCTAATATCTCCTGAGGAACAGTCACCTTCATCATTGACATAGTAGGAGTGACTGGTGTTATTTCCAAAGTGTCAATCCACCACCACCTACCATCGCCAGAAATAAATTTCCTTCTGTAGATATGGCCTATTTTGCCCGTACCATAATCAGCCAAAACATTGCCCTCAGAATCAACATACCGATTTCGCTTATTGCACCGTATGGCGTAAGAATTTTTTGAACTATCACTTTTATATCTTGCGCCATCATCAATATCCTGCTGAGTGAGAATCTGATGGTTAAAAATAACACCATCATTGTGTCTCAATTCCCACTCAAAAACACCAGATTTCGGTTTAGAATCTAAATGAACAAACCATTTCAGCCTTTCGTCTTCTGTGGTGTCAATATGATCTGTTCTATCCCCAGTTTTTATTCTTACCCCGTCTACAAATGTTTCAACTTCCTTGTCAATAATAACAGACCTTGGGCTTATATTAAGGAAAAATTTTTCCGCCCCAGTGAAACATTTCCATGAGATATGGGCACTTGGCTCAAACTTATCCGGATTTTCGCCACCAATTATAATTACAGCTTCGGTATCACCAATTTTGTTAATTATGTAATTGGTATCAGATTGTTTAATTATTTCAGCCATACGGTCCCTAAAATATTAAAGTTTGCGCTATTCCCATTAACTGCTCCTAAACACAAGATACAAAAAAATCAAATTAACAACCACAAAAAACATTATAGTCCATTGTGTCATGACATCCACCCTTGTTCGTGAAGGTGGTGCTGTTCTTGCTCTGGATGGTGTTCTGAAGGAGTTGTGACAACCGCTTTGCCTTCTCCTGATCCGACAAGTCCATACTCCAGAGCCTCACAAGGGTGTGAAAATTTATTTTTATTGGGCTTATTGTGAAATCTCTCACCACCGGAAATTTGGACCCGCTTATAACAGAATCCTCCGGCAAGTCCTTTTCTCACCACTTTACATTTTGGTGACAGTACAAGCCCTGGTTTTCCGTCGATCATCCTGGATAGGGGTGATCTGAGCGCCTCCCGCCTTATCTCTGGATCTTGGTATGGTGCCGCCTGTGCCGGAATATTGGCCACTGCCAGAATTCCAAAACAGGTTGATTGGTCGGTTTGGCTTTCCTGGTCACCTGCCGGATCTCCCCATATTTCAAATTCGAAGCCGGCGTATTCTCCATTCATTTTTGGCCGAAGCCCGTATTCTGCCAATCTTTTAATCCCTGCCCTGTCTGATACGATCTCGTCAAATACGATCCATTGACCGCTTGTCTGTTGCTGCATAAATACCGCAGCAGGAGTCAATCCAAAATCTAAACCGACAACAATTTTTATGCCGGCAGTCGGGTATAAAATATCAGATGAAACATGAACAGAATCAACAAATTCGGGGTGGACGGGTTTCCCCTCTTTTACAAATCCATATTCATTACACAGGTTTACATCGATCCAGTCTTTATCTTTGTTCTGCATACCTCGCAAATAATAATCGACTGGAAGGTTTTTTAAATTCTCCGCTTCTGGATTTGGGTCATATTTGTTATCATCGACTTTTATTAATCCCCCGGGTTGACGGTGAAATACCCACCCTTCCGGCTTGCTTTCTTCTGATGCCTCATAATACCAGTGATCTTCATCGGGTGCATTTGTATCACCAATCATTCCATACCATGTTGGAGTCTGGCCCTCCTTGTTGCTTGGATAACGTCCGATCCTCAAATCAAGCATATCAATAACAGGTTTCGGCAACTCCTTAATCTCATTCAACCATGCCCCTGTACCCTGTAGCCCCCTGGCTTTCTTGATATGATCCGGTCTATCGAATGCAATGAAATAGATTTCTGATAATACACGGGTTCCATCTTCCAGGAGAAAATCTATTTTCTGGTTCGGTGGTTCTTTACTGCCCATTCTGAATGTTCCAAGCTCGTCGTGACACTCCCGCCAGTCTTTTATTGTAGTGGATGTCAGCTCTGAATATGTATTTCTAACTGCAAACCATCTTGATAGCCGGCAGTTTTCGTATTTATGATGTTTTTCTTTAACTGGCTCTTGCTCACACATTAAATCAAATATTTTCATACAGGTTTCAATTGTCTTGCCTGAACCCAATGGACCCATAATGAAAGAACGTGAGGCCCTGCAATCAGAATAAGCTTGCAGTGTTGCTCCTTGTGGCCTCATCGTATATTCGATTAATTCTTTCATTTACCGTCGAACCTTTTTTTTACAATTTTGACAGTAAGCTCCCCACCGTCTGCACCTGTTATTTCTTGCCTTTCAACATATCCGCGATCTTTTCCCTTACATTTAAGCGCAAATATTATTGCGGTGTTATCGCCGTCCTTGATATTTGTCAGAAGTGCGCTTTCCGCAGTATCAAGAAAATCCTCTTCAAGCTCTTTAACCACCCGTTGGAGTGATTTATGCTTTTTCACCATGTGGCTAACT